GAAAACGGCAGCACCCCGGAGGCCGTCCTACCCCGCAAGGTGTCTTTTTGTTCGTTGGCCTTCCGGCGACCCGGGCAGTTGGCCTCCAATGAAGTATTCTCCTCGAAGAGGAGATTTCTTCATTGAGAACCGCGCTCATGCGTAGGTGCGATTCGTGCGCGAATAATCAACACCCCCCGAAGGGGGCGTGTTGAGGATGGATGCCGGTTAATGCCGGTTTTAGCTTTTCGCTTTCATCCCTACCGGTTGAGCCTTTGCTGCCAATGAAGCTTTCTCCTCGAAGAGGAGAGTGCTTCATTGAGTTCCACGTACATGAGTGGGCGCGAATTCGCGCACGGAAAATCAACACCCCCCGAAGGGGAGTGTTGAAGGTAGCAAGCGGCTAGCGATGGGCCTAGCGATGGGATGAAGCGGCGGCCCCTCCATGCGTACGCGAGAGCCCCGGCGGATTGAGGGGAAACCGGGCTCCCGGAATGGCCGCGTCAGCAAAAAGGCCCCCAACGAGCCCAAGAAGGTGAGGAAGGACTTTCGGAGGGAAAACGGCTCCACCCAGGGAGGCATCCTACCCCGCAAGGTGGCTTTTTGTTCGTTTTATGTTTCGGACTCGGAGCCATCACCGGGGGCGGCGGTACTTTCGGCACCCACCAGCTTGAGCATGGCCGCGACTGCCACCTGCATGGCCTCGCAGTCAAAATAGTGGTTCGCCCGGTTCTGAATCTGCTTCCATATCCACTTGCCGCGCTCATACACTCGCCGCTCGGAGTCGAGCATGTCGAGATAATCCTGTGGCGCGTCCTTGGGTACCTCCCATGTGGCACCTTCGGCATTCTTGCGGAGGCGGGCCAGACAGTCTTTGATATTGAGGTTGCTCCAATAGAACATGGTGGCATAGCGGTCGCGGCCCACGCTCACCTTGCGCTTGGTCGAGTAGTAGCGCATGACGGTCTGCCCGGAGCGGGTGCGGTGCGGGAAAGTACCCCGGCGGTCGCCCATGAGGCCGAACCATCCATGTTCGGCGCACTTGGCATACACATCCGCCGTGGAGTAGCCACAGTCCAGGAATACAAGGCTCGAATTGACTCCCTGCGAGAGCTGCAAGCCTTCCAGAGCCTCCCAAGAAAACACCTTTTCGCAGTGCAGCAGACGGGATGCCCCGTTGGCAGCCCATGAACGCACGACCGCATAGAAATGGCCCTTTTGGACGTCCACGGTCATCACGCGCACCGGGATGCCGCCGATATCCGCTTCTTCCTGCCAGCTTTCCCCGAGCAGGTAGTCACTGAGGCTCTGGTCAATGGTGTAGTCCTCCTTGTACTCGTTCCATGCCTGTGCCAGTCGCTTCTGGTAGAACTGCTGCAACAGACTGTTGTCTCCCTTGCGGGAGGCCTCCTTGGCGCGTAGGTACATCTCTGCAAGCGAGCCCCAGCTCATGGTGGCAAGCGCGTTCCAGTGGAAGCCGACATTCTCCCGGGCGGCGCGGGGATTGAGCGGCACGAAACAGGCATCCGCATTCAGGCGGCGGCGGGTTTCGTCATGGTCCTCGAACTCATGCCCGCATTCCCGGCAGACAAGGCGCACGGAATCGCGCACCTTGCCGAAGTCATACTCCCCGGAATCGTCCCGGCAATCCTTGGCCCATCGTACCTGTTGCCATGTGAAGGGCTGCCGGGTGCTGCAATGCGGGCAGCGGTATTGCCACTCCCTCATGTCGGTGGTGGCGTGCTTCCGGTGGGTGCCGTCATTCTCAAAGCCGCCTTGCGAGCAGAAGATACACTTACCCAGCCAGCCGAAGGCGGTCACGCGTGCCTCCGCTTCTGCCATGTGGCCCTGTGGCCATCTCCAAGTCTCGTCCCCTATCAGCCAGCGGATGGAACGTCTTTGCAGGTTGCTGAGGTTATGGGCACCGGCTACCCAGAGGGTCATGCCGTTGTTGAAGTAGATAGTGGTGTTGCGCTTCTTGTTGGGGTTGGCCGGGTAGAGATTTTTCACCGGTTCGCACTCATCGAAGAGCTTTTGCAGGCGGCTTTCGCTCTGGTCCTTGGCGTCATCGTCCGTCTGGTCCAGCCAGAGGGTAGGCCCGGGCAAGTTGGCAATGATGTAGCACAGTGCCACCTCCGGCGCGGTGGTCTTGGAGCTCTGCACGGATGCTACGATGCTGACCAGCCGGACATGTGGGTCTACTATCGCGTCCATGACCTCCTGAATCATCCGGGAGTTGGCTATGCGGAAGCGGCCCGGCATGGGGCTGTAGGGAATGGAGCGGATATGTTCTTCGGCCCACTGCCAGACGGGCTGACGGTCAGGCGGTCTCCATGCCTCCTGCCAGATGTTGAGTAGTTGCTCGTTGACGGACATATTCGATGATGTGGCGCAGGGTTTCAGGCTTTATCTGTGGCTCGGTCAGGCGCAGGACTGCCCATCCATCCAGCGCGGCGGTAAGGTATTTTTCGGCATCCGCCATGAATCCTTTGGGGGTGAGGTGGCGGCCCCGGTTCCAGACTCCGCCCTCTATCTCGATGAGGGTCATGCTTGCCGGGTGCGCAAAATCAGCCCGCCATCGGCGCGGCGGGTGGAATCGGTACTCCGGCAGCAGCTCCGGGCCTTCGAGCAGGTTCCAGAGCTCGGAAAAGCGGCTTTCGAGGGTGGAGCTCATGAGGTCAATCCGGATTTGCTCGTATGCAGCAGGCGGCACACTTCATCTATCGCTTTGCTGTTCTCCTCCCGGATGCCTTGGGCATCCAGCCCGCTGAGGATGGGCGGCAGCTCGTTCTCGAACTTGGCACGCAGCAGCGCAATGGCCTTGCCTACCAGCGTATGCCACCCCTTCCGCACGTCTTCGAGGAGGATGTATTCTCCCTTCTTCACGGCCACCTTGAGCTCGCGCTCCTCCACTTCGGCAAGGAGCTTGCGGGCCTTCAGGGCCTCCGTCTCAGCTCCGCCGCCATCCACGTGGCCCTTGAGCTCGTTAGCCTGTACAAAATCTCGCCAAGCGGACACATTATGGCTCCCGTTGGGGTTGGGCTCCGGGGCTCCCTTCATCTTGCGCCAGTTGCTCAGCGTGCGCCGGGTGACTCCCAGAGCGGATGCCAGCTCGACAATGGTCTTGGCTTCGGTCAATGTGGCGGAGCTTCCGGCAGCGCGGGCCTGTACACGGGCTCGCTCGGTAGAGGTGAGAGTCTTACCGTCTCGCACCTTGCGGACGATGTTGGTGAAATCGGCCTCCAGAATCTTCTCCGCCGCTTCCTGTGTGATACCTGCCATATTACCCTCAGCCGCTTGTCAAAACGGCTGAGGGCGGCGGGCGCGTCAGTATTCTGACGGCAGCAGGATGGTGGTGTAGTCGCGTTGGCCGCTTGCCTCATTCACGGCTTCCGTGATGATGTAGACCCGGCGGCCATGGCTGCACTGGTAGCAGCTCAATATCCGGTCGCCGGAAGTGAGAGCCGCTTCATTCATCTGCTTGTCTGATTTGCACAGTTCTCCCCAGTCATGGCTGATATGGCGAAGCAGTAGCTCGGTGATTTCGTGGAGGTTAAAGGCCGCCATGATGCCCGGAGTGCAGACCAGCTGCCCAAGGTTGAAGTGAGGTTTTGCTTTCATGTGGCCGGGAAAAATAGCATGGCCGGACAGAGCGGAGCAAGATTGCCCATGCGTCATGTTGCTGCAAGTCTCTGGAACGCAAAGACCGGGAAAAACGGCATCCCGTTTCTCCCGGCCTACCCGCCAACTCAGCGGGTTGTATTGCGCGGTTCCGACATTGAAGGAAAAAGCCTTATGTGTCAATTCTTTAGGTGTGCTTGCTCTCAAAAAAGTGGGAACCGCTAAAAAGCTCGCGTGCTCGAATCATAAAAAGAAGGCAGGCACAAGAAGAGCGCGGCCTCTCTTAAGGAGACTTCCTACTACCTAGTATACTATGTATCAGAGTATAAGGGAGACTCCCTCTCGCTGTAACTCTAACACAGATGTGGGGTTCTGACGGCTTTTGGACGATGTTCTCCATACCTTTAGGCGGTTGTCAAAATGCGTTAGCGGTGGCGGTGAGCTGGCCTGCATACTCGACAATGGGCTGGAGTCGGGAGAGCAATTCGGCTCGATGTTCCTTCGGTAAACTGGTGGCCGGGTGCTGAGAAGCCCAGAAGGTGAAGCGCGACAGTTCCAGCGCACAGGGGATGGCCTTGTCTGCCTCCTCCTGGGTCGGTAGCGGTAACAGGCCGAAAGGTCGGTCAGCGTTCGGGGCCACGGATTCCTCCGGC